TTATTATTACTATTATTATTTTAAAATATTATAAGTAATTTAAATCTTTATAAAATTTTTTATGAATATATTATTATAAGTTTGTACAATACACTAGTTCGCTCTTATTTGTACAAATATTTAATAATAAATTTATAAAAAATATTATAAAATTATTATTATTACTATTATTATTTTAAAATATTATAAGTAATTTAAATCTTTATAAAATTTTTTATGAATATATTATTATAAGTTTGTACAATACACTAGTTCGCTATTATTTGTACAAATATTTAATAATAAATTTATAATAAGTTTAAAATTATAAATTAAATTAAATTTTTTATAATATGAGTAATAACAGTAAATTAGATAAATTTTATACTAAAAATAATATTGTTGAATTATGTACAACTAACATAAATACTATATTGAATATTGATTATAAAAAAGACTTGGTTATAGAACCAAGCGTAGGCAATGGCAGCTTTATAAATAGTATCAACAAATTATGTAAAAATAAAATTTTTATTGAAATAGACACGTCTCATGAACAAAGTTTGTACAATAAATATAAATTTAAACAAAATGAATTAATGTTTTTAGATTATTTAGATTATGACTATTATAATATAAAAAATATATATGAAAACATACATGTTATTGGTAATCCACCGTTTGGTACTAAAAGTTCACAAGCTATAAAATTTATAAAACATTCTTGTAAATTTTGTAATTCTTTCAGTTTTATTTTACCAAAAAGTTTTAAAAAAGATTCTTTAATTGAAAAAATCCCTAAAAATTTTCATAATTTATTAACTATTGATTTAAGTTTGAATTCATTTTTTTATAATAATATTAATTATAATGTACCATGTATCTTCGTAATATACATGAAAAAAAATTATATTAGAGAAAATATTATTAAACATATACCTAATGATTTTACTTTTGTAAAAAAATATAAACCACATGATATTTCAATCAAAAGAGTTGGAAGTAAAACAGGATACACTGATTTAAGTATCAATAGTGAAAATAAATCAGAGCAATCGCATTATTTTATAAAATTTTTAAAACCTAATATAAATAATGATATTATTCTAAAATTAAATAATATTACCAATTTAGAATGTATTAAAAATACAGTTGGTCAAAAATCTCTATCAAAAAATGAACTTATCAAATTTATTAATGATCTTAATATTTAAAATATTATCATTTTATTAAATTTCTGCCGAGCCACTCCGACTGGTCAAGCTGTTCAGAGCCGAACAAGTACTCCTATCGCAAGAACCTCTTGAGCGGCCTGTCCTCGGCGGCTTCGGTCCCGTCAGTGGAGTATCGAGAAAAAAGCATCACATGCCGACTCGATACAAGGTGCGGTAGATGTTGTCGTATACCAGTTGGTTTCATGCACCCCAAGTAGACAGTTATCAATATTTTTTTGTTTTTAAACATATTTTTAGTTTACACCTCTTATTATTAATAAAATAAGTAATGTTTAAGTATTGTCAATTTATTTATATTCCTAAATTTTATTTATATTATTTAAAATATAAATAAAATATTACAATGCTAGCTGTGGGATTCGAACCCACGAGACTTGCGTCACACGAACTTGAGTCGTGCCCCTTAGACCACTCGGGCAAGCTAGCTTCTAAAACATATTACATAATATATTATTATATAAACTTTAAATAGTTTTATAAATTATTTATAATTTTTTGAATATTATCTGCTAACTGTGTATATTGTTTATATTTTTTATTATTTGGATCAAATTCATTATTTAATATTTGTTCTAAATTATTATCTTCGTGTTCTGTCATTTTTATAATACAATTTGCAGATTGTATATCACAAAATACTTTTGTCTTATGTAATTCTTTTTTCATATTATTTATATCACCCGATTTATATTTTGATAATATTTCATTTATTACATTTGTATTTAATTTATTACTTATATTATTGTTATTATAATTTGAAAATGTTTCTATCTGTTTGTCATCGTCTTCTTCATCATCTTCTAAATTATCAAAATTTTCAGTTATTATATTATTTATATTTTTATTTTTATTTACATTCAATTCTCGTGTTATTTTTGCAATGTTTTCTTGATAATAAAAACATTTTCTTATAATTACAAATAAAAAAATAATTAATAATATATAAAATCCATATTTTACATTTTTATAATTCATTCACTACTTATAATATAAAACAACACATTTTTTTATTTTTATTATAACTATTTTTTAACAAACTATTTTTATCATATTCTAAATAATTACCTTTCACTTCCAAATTATTATATGGATAACTTAAAATTGTGCTATATTTATCAGATATGTTTCTTTTTTTTTCATACAATTTAGGTATGATTATATTATTGGATATATCGTCAAATTCATTACTTAATAAATTATATTTTTTAAATTTATTTTCTTTTCTAATATATATTACATCATAATGATTCTTATTTGTTTTTGATTTAAAATAAATATATTTATTTTCATATAATGTTCCTATAACTAAATTATAAATTTTATTTGAACCATCACTCCAATAAATAATATCTTTTAAATATTTGTAAAAATAATCTTTTATATATTGAACTTTATATTCTTTTATTGTATAATAATTCATACAAAATTCATCAATATATTTCTCAATATATTCGTCTGACATATATTATGTCTTTATTAAATAATAAACAATACATATTTAATTCAATTTTTTTTATTTTTCATTTTTCATTTTTTATATATTTTATATAAATCATATAAACAAAATTTATTATATAAATAATAGTATTTATTGTATTTATAATATTATTTATGATTTTATATATTGATAATAGAGAACCTAATACTATAATTGAAGAATTAAATTTTTTAAATAATTCTTTGAATATAACTATTATAAAAAAAAATTTAGATATTGGAGATTATTTAATTTATGATGAAATTAATAATAAACCTATCATTTTAATTGAAAGAAAATCTTATAATGATCTTTTATCTAGCATTAAGGATGGACGTTATAACGAACAGAGCTATCGCCTTAACAATTATGAATTAAATAATCATAATATATTTTATCTAATAGAAGGCAATATTAACGCACAATTAAAACAAACACATAAAACATTATATTCTGCTATTTTTTCATTGAATTATTATAAAGGATTCAGTATTTATTACTCTAATAATTTATCTGATTCAGCTAAAATTATTTTTAATATTATTTCAAAATTAATTAAAGAAAAAAATAAAATTCCTTATTTTTCTAATTCTAATGATATTGTTAATGAAAATACTAACCAAAATACTAATCAATCCACCAATGATTATGTTCAAACTGTAAAAAATACTAAAAAATCTAACATTAACAAACAAAATATTTTACAAATTATGTTAAATCAAATACCCGGCATAAGTAATGTTAATAGTTCTAAAATTATATCTAAATATAATAATAATTTTTATTATTTATTAGAACAATTAAAATTTGAAGATATTTCTAAAAATAACAATAACGATAACGATAATGATATTCCTAAAAATATTAAGGAAAAATTAAAATATTATTTGATTTAATTTTTTTACAATTTATAATAATTTAAATAACTATTATAAATTATACGCCGGCAGCAGGAATCGAACCTGCGCGGGCTATGCCCATGAGGACTCAAATCTCACTCCTTAACCGCTCGGACATACCGGCTTTTAAAAAAAAAGAATGATTATGTTAATCATTAATATAATACTTAATATTTATTTAAATCAATTTTAAAATTATATACATATTATTTATACATATTATTTATATATATTATTTATATATATATAATATGTCATTATTTAGTGGTAACAAATTGTTTTATACTAATACAGATTATAATGATGCTAGCAACGCATTAATTAATTATAATAATTTAACTGGTAATTCTGAATCATTAGAACATCCATTAAGTAAATATGCGCGAGGATTATTTTTTTCCCCAAATTATAACAAAGAATTTTTTGACGCTATTAATTGGGCTAATAATTTAGGACAATATAATAATCAAAATAATCCATTAGTAAATAATGTTTTGATTAATACGTTCCAAGAACCTCCATCTAATTACACCGATATTTCAGGGTTGGTAGCTGCGTATTTGCAAGGTGATTGGGATATTGTAAATAATGTTTGGCATGACCGTAGCGGTAGTAGTACTGTTTATAATGCTGTATTATCTGCAACTGTTGGGTTTCAAGCGACCAGCTTTTTAGGAAATGGTTCACCAATAAATGTAACGGCATTAAAAGGCGGTCCTACAAATTCTATCTCTTTTGGTAATGTCCTAAGTAACAATTATACTGTTTGTTCAATTGCGCGTAAGACCGATACGAGTAGTCCGGATCAAATTATATCTGATGGCGTAAGTTGGGCCCATGGTTCGGGTGTGGGTGATTTATTGATAAATGGCACTGCACCAACGACGCCATATATTCCTGCAATTCCAATTTTTACTCTTTCTAACCCAATTAACATAGCAGCAAATACACATTATAATAATGCCCCGGCGCACGTAAACCCCACCGCGCTTGGAACGACAACAGGAAATAGGTGGAATGGATTAAGTGTAATTAATGATTGGTCAATGGTTGTAACTACAGATGGGAGACCTAAATTTGTGGCGAGATGGGGCGAAGAGTGGGGCACCAACGTGATCATGTATATAATGGATAATTATGGGTGGAATGACGGTGCACCTGGTACATTACGATTTAATTGGGGCAAAAACACGTCGGGTGGGTCGTTAAGTGTAACAGTTAAAAGTCCCAACGTAGGATCAACTCCTTATGATGGTGATTTTTCGATTGCGATAACATTTGATAGCTCTTTATATCAAAATGCAACCAGTCTAACTTCTATTACAAGTGGAGTTCAAAATGACAATGCTCCTTTTAAAATATATACCAAAAGTAACAATGTCGCTAGAGGATTTACTGGCAACTGGGAAAAACCCGAATTTATAGCGTTCACTTATAATGGGTTAGATCTCGAAACTTTTGTAAATAAGCCAATAAAAGCACCAGCTCACAGCAGAGGCAGCTACGGTCATGCGTTTGGTGGTGAAGCCCGTATAGAACAATTTGATCTGTATGATGATGTATGGGTACCACCACCGACAACACCGGTCGAGATAACACCAGATATACCAGAGACGAACTGGGTAGTAACATGCGAAACCGGTGAAACTAATGATAGTGCGTTATATGTAAATGGTGGAGACTACTATAGTGGGTCTAACTTTGAAATAGCAGAAATGGCTGTTTGGGACAGAAAACTAACTGACGATGAGTTACAATCAGTAAGCAATTATATGATGTATGATGTTTTGGGTATACAGCAATCTGGTAGTCCATAAAATCATAAAATCATAAAATCATAAAATCATAAAATCATAAAATTTTATACATATTATTTATATATATATATATATATAAATATGTCATTAAGTGCTAACAAATTGTTTTATACTAATACAAATTACAACGATGCTAGCAAT